CAGCGTCGTGATGAGCGCGGGCACTGGGTCAGGGCTTGTAGGTTTCGAGTAAACACACGACGCAGCCGAGCTCGTCGGGGTTTGCTTCCGCGACCATCATCGTCAGCGCTTTGCCGGTTGGCGTCGTGAACGAGACTCGCCACGGCAACCGCGAGCCCGCTGCGACGGCGCGCGGTTCACCGAGACCGGCCGCCGCGAGCGCTTGAATCGAGAACGTTACCGACACGCGCCGGCCCGAGATCATGATGCCGGTCTGCGGATCGATGCTCAGCGAGACATCATTCTGCAGACCGATGATGACCGCCGTCACGCCGTCCGGATCGATCACCGTGACCGGCACGCCGAAGCCTGCCGGATCGGTGATGATCGCGCGGTTGTCGAGCGCGGCCTGGTCGAGCAGGGTCACCGCGCTCTAACGATGGCGCCGCGCCGAATCAGGTCCGCGAGTGCGACTTCCTTGTCTTTGAAGTCGCTCGCCGAAATCGGCTGGTTTTCGTCTACGTGGCCGCGCAGGCAGACGATGGATTGCCCGGGGGCCACCTTGAAATCCGCGGTGCCATTCTCCGCGGCCTTGGCCGCCTCTTCGCGAAGGCGATTCGCCTCGGCGACCTCTGCCGCCCGCGCCGCGGCAGCCGCCTCGGCCTTCGCCGTCGGGTCCTCTTCGGGAGGCGCGGCGGGAGGTGGCGGTGCAACCGGTGGCGTTTGACTCTTGTTCTTGTCGTTTTCGTTGGCCATGTCGGAAAAACCTTTTCGGTGATGGTGATTGGGGATCGCATCTCCGCGCGCGGCGCTCGGGCCGCGACGGCGGAGACGCGAATGGCTCAGAACACGGTGAGGCAGGCGTACGAGTCGAGTTCGACCGGGATGCAGAGCGGGCGTGCGCCCATGTTGATGATTAGAGACTCGCCGTCGGCCGGGATATAGCTGTAGGGCTGCAGGTCCATGCCCAAGTCGAGCGAGGTCAGGCGGCTCGGCAGGAATTGCTGCGCCCGCGCATCCGAGGGGACCATGCGCGGGATGAGGCCCCAGCTCAGATCCATCCGCGCCTTCGACGCGCGAACGATGACCCTGTTGTCGGCCATGTACGGCGTGAGCGTGCCGGTCTGCGGGTGCTTGTAGTAGGAGTCGAGCAGCCAGATTTCGTACTGGTAGTTGTCGATCCAAATGTACCCGTAGAACGTCGAGTCCTCGCTGCGCAGCCCGGGCGTCAACGCGCCGAGGTTCAGTTTGAACTTGTCGAGCTGCAGCTGGACCTTGGTATTCGCCAAGAAGCGCTGCATGGCGCCGTTACCGAAAACCAGCTGATCGCAGCGCTTCTTGCCGTCCTTGCGGACGATCTGCGCAGCCGCGCTGATGTCCGCGAGCGGGGTGCCGGTCGAACCATCCGCAGCCCAAGTGGTCGCGGTGATCTTGTGGCCCGAGCGCATACCGAAATCGATGGTGAATGCGGTATTCCCGCCGGAGTCTGGAACCGAGATGACGCCCGTTTGCATCACCTGCGAGCCCATCAGTTCGACCGTGCGGCGCACCTTGTTTGCCAGCAGGCGCGTACCGTCGAACGCCTGCTCACCGGCGGCGCGTGCAAAATCCGGGCTATCGAATGGGTTAGCGCCAGCCTGGCGCTTGATGGTCTCCCAGACGACGACTCCAAACTGCTCTTTGATGATCGGCGGAGTGAAGCCCTTGTTCACGAACTTGTCGCGCTCGTTGTCGCGGTAGCTCGACGTGATGCTCTGGACGGGGACAGCGATGTCCTCTTCTTCGCGGACGACGTCGATCTCGACCTTCTCGGTAGTGTGCACGCCCTTCGGTTTGGTCGTGAAGATGCTCCCGAAGAAGCCCGGGGTTCCGACCTCGAGCTTGAAGCGCTCGAGCATCGCCGTAGTGCTATTGTCAGACATAGATTCGCCTTTTTTGGGGGAATGAGCGCACCTCCGCGTCGCCGACCAAACGCGCTGTGTGCGCGGGTAGCGAGACTTACGGTGCTGGTTTCTGGCTACGCGGAGAGTGGGACTCGATCAGGGATCGAGAACCGCCAACTGCTGAGTTGTGACGGGCGTGATACCGAAGGCACGCAACTGGTCGATGACCGCGGAGTCGATGTTCGAGTCGTTGCCGTCGGCGTTGATCACGAGGCGCTCCTTGCGGACGCCACCCGTTATCAAGGCGTCGGACATGACATCGCCGGCGCCGGCAGCGGTGACCGGGTAGAGCAGCACGGCTTTCGGGATGCCGTTCTGATTGGTCGCTCCGCCTTTGACGAATGGGACCAGCTTCAGCGACACCGAGTCACGGGCCAGGATGCACCCCGCCAGCAAAGTGGCGGCGCCGCCGAAGGTGATGAGCTCGGGACGAGTCTGCTCTTTGAACCCCGGGGCAATTACGCCGCCGTTGTCGTTCGTGGTCTTGGTTACGACTGTCATTTTTCTTCAAAGCCTCTTTGAGGGTGGGGATTGGTGGCCGTGCGCCTCTTAGGCGGCGGTTTTCTTCGGGACGGGGAGCCCCATGGCGGCAGCGACCTTGTCGCCATTGTCGAGGGTTTGCGCCGCCGGCGGCGCAGCGCCATCGAGCGCGGCGCCGGCAGAGTCTGAGTCAGACTGGCGATTCGCCGTCTCACGATGAGCGGCGCCCGCTTCCTGGTATTCGACATACACGTCGTCGTCCTGGATGCTCGCGCCGGTTTCGATGTGCTTCACGGCAACCGCGATCGCGCCGGCGATCTTCCCGCCGTGGATCTTCGCGGATTTGAAGTGGGATGAAACACGCTTGCGCTCGGTGGCCTGGCCACTGACGGCGCCTTTCGCGAGCAGGGCAGCGTGAAGGGCGGGGAACTGGGCGAGCAATTCTTCTTCGGTCATGGGGTTCTTCCTGTTGGCTTGCCCAGCTGAGCAGGGCGGTGACTGTGGTTTCGCCGCGCCGACGGCGGGGGCCGACGGCACGATGGGTACTGGTGACAAGGCGCTCGGAGCCGGAAGCGACGACAGCGGCGACTCGTTGTCTGCGGCCGCCGCGCTTGATCCTGCGCGCTTCACGGCGCGTGGCATCTTGTCGATCAGCCCAGAGCTCTTCGCCGCATCGGCCAGCATCGTCGACCCGCGGCCGAAGTCCGAGTTCACCTGGTCGACCGTGTAGGTCTTGCCCGTCGCGTTCGAACGTCCGCGGGCGATGGCATCGGCGAAAATCTCGTGGATAGCGTCGAGGTATTCGACGATGACGGCTTTGCCCTCGGGCGTGCGCGGGTCGGGGCGCTTGTTGGGCGCCGCCGAACTCGTCACGTCCACGATCTCGGTGTCCGCATCGAAAACGAAACTACACGCCACGCCGATTGAGCCGAACTCCGATGCCGGCCCGAGCGCGGTGATCGGGCCGGCCATCGCGGCGAGCGCATACGCGGCGGAGCACGCCTGCGATGCCTGCACGGTGATCGGTTTTCCGAACGCCTCGATGGCGGCCAGAGTCTCGAACAGGCCATCCGTGTAGCCGCCGGGGCTGCACACATCCAGGACGACGCTTTTGACGATCGGGTCTGAAGCGGCGAGCGCGAACGCGTCGCGAATATCTTCGTAGGTCGTTCCGTCGAGGCCAAAGATCCAAGCCCAAAAGTCGGGCTCCTCGGAAAGCACTCCCTCGATGCAGATCTGCGCGACGCTGCCGACCACGGCGTAGTTTTCTGGATCGCTCGACGCTGCCGGCCGCGCCCCCGGCAGCGTTGCGGCCAGCCTCGGGCGCGCAGCGCGGGACGCGGCGAATTCCTCGCGCTGCTTGGCGGTCGGAGCTACGCCTGATTTGTAGAGCCGCCCGAGCCTCTCGGCGACGTCGGAGCGCAAAAGCATTCGGAGCATGGGGGTTACCTCGGAGAGAGCAGAGCGAGCGCAACTCGGCGGCGCGGGTAGTTACTGAAGCCCTCGACCGAATCGTCTTTTCCGTCCTCGCCTTGGCCCTTAGCGCTGGACTTTCCGGCTTCGCTCTCGGATGGTGGGTGCGCCTTCGCGGCGAGAGCGAGCGCTGCCATGGGCTCGTTGGCTTCAGCCAGCAGCTCGTTCTCGCGCTTTAGCTTCTGGACGTTCTTCGAGTACTTCGTGCCGCTGAGTTCGCGCGCGGCGCGGTCGCGCGTGATAAACCCGCCAGCGATCATCGCGTCGTAACCGGCAACGAGCTTGGACAGATCGACTGCCGGCTTGATTTGCCCGGACCAGTCAGCGGAGATCCAAGCCGAAAAAATGTCGTACTGCGATGGGTCGCGCCACGCATCGAGCAGTCCCGCCGCCACCACGCGCTTCGCCGTCACCTCGGCAAGCAACCATTCGACGTAGATCGGCTGCGCGAAGTCATTACCGAACTCGGTTCGCACCTTGTTCAGCTTCATTTTGAATTCGTTGATCGCCGCCTGGCTTGCGCTGTAATTCGAGTTGAAAGAAAGCGTCAGTATTTCTGGCGGGATCTCGAAATGCCACGCGATGGCCTGGACTATCGCCTCTTCGAAGACGCCGAATCCCTCGGTGACGGTGTTGGACTGGAAAGCGGTCGGCTCTTCGCCGTGCTGCAACTCGTCAATAACGAGCCCGGGCACGTGCTCGGCGGTATGGAACCTCCGCTGCTGATCGGGCATAGCGCCCGAACTCGGCGACTCTGCCGCGAGAGATCCGCGCCGAACAGCGCCGCCCATCATTGGGCGCGTGCCAGGCTTGTCTTCGTTCTTTTTGACGAATAGAGCTAGAAACCCAGTGACGACGGCCGCGCGTAGCTTGGCGTCGCGGTACCTGTCTATCTCCTTCAGGCTCTGCAGCACGAGCGAGAGCAGCGGCTTGCCGCGAACATCATCGATCCGTTTTTCGCCGCCGTATACGAGCCACGCGAGACGCCTGCCACTCTTCTCGCCGTACGCGGGCAAGCGCTTGGCGGTGCCGTCGGTCTGCGTGACGTAGTAGGCAACCTGCCGCCCGCTCGAGTCAATTTCAACGCCGTGCTTGATGGTGTTGCCGGGGCTCGGGCTCGCACCGATCGGCGTCTGTACCTGCGAGCCTTTCACGAGCTGCACGCGCGGCAACCCTGTGCGCGGGTCTTGGCGCAGTACGACCAGCACGTCCCCATCGATCAGGGCCTCCATGCGGGCCGTCGCTTGCAGCGCGCCGAACGTCTGCCGCTCGGCTTGGTCGCACAGCAGTGGCCGGTCACACCAAAGCTGAAAGCGGTTCTCCGTCGACTCCGACCATTCCGCCAGCGAGTCTTCGGGCTTGCCGAGGATGGCTTCCTCGGGCGTCGCCTCAAGGTGCAGCCCTACGTTGATCTCGTTCGTGACGAGCCGTCGCACGATGCCGCGCGCGTAAAGGTTCGTCTCGAATAGCTCGGAACTGCGCGCGCGAAGGGTCCAATAGTCAGTCAGTAGCAGCTGCGTGAAGCCGTAGCCGCCGGCGAACTTCTCGCCGTCGTCGAACGAATAACGAAACGGCGCCAGCTGTCCGAGCGTGACTGGGCGCACCGGCGCCTCCGCTGCGGGGAACGGATCTGCTACGACCTGGAGTGCCATCAGGAGTTGGGAACGACGTGGGTTGTACCGCACCCACCGATTCGTGCCTGCAGCGTCGCAACGCGATTGAGCGTGCTCAGCAGCACGGCGTTCAAGCCGGCGAGATTGAATTTCGTGACCAATTGGCGGGTTTGCCCCGTATCCAATTGGTAGCTTTGCGCGCCCCCGATCGTGAGCGCGTCAATCGCAGCCTGGATCCGAACTGCCGATAGCTTCGCCGCCGCGAGCTGGTCCGGCCAGAACGTGTCGGTCGGATCGCAGCAAATATTGACCATGATCAGTTCGGCGGTTCAGAGAAAAACGGTTTTTGCGACTCGCAAGCGTCGTAGAACGTCGACCAATTCACCGACTCGAGTTCCCAGTACTGGACGCAAATGTTGTGCGCCAAAATATCGAGCGCCGCGTTGGCGTAAACGAGACAGTCCCACAGCTCGTTGGCCGCGCCGCTCGGGCGATGCCACTCGAAGCCAAGGCGTTTGCCTGTGAGCTTCTCGATCTTCTCGCGCTTGACCTCGACGGTGAGCTCTTTCAGCTGCGCGTCGGTCGCGTCGGTCGGCGCATTGAAATGGCCTTCAGGCTGGAGACTATGCCCGTCCCAGCCGTGCTTGAGCGCTGCGCTCCAACGGTCCTTGTAATAGTCGACCGTGATGTCGTAGGCCGTCGTGCCCATCGCGGTCACGCGCGCCGAGAACTCGCGTTTCGTTGCGCCCTTCGGCGGGAACTCGCGGCCCTTAATTGCGTAGACTCCGCTCTGGTAGCGCCGCGAGAACTCGTATACCTGATCCGTGCGGTAACCCGAGTCGACCAGCGTCACGGCGATGCGGTAGCGCCTGCCGTCGTCGGCCTGATACTCGCGGCTCTCGATGAGATCGCTCAGCCGGCCCCACGTCGCGGCGTTATCGAGCTGCTCGGTGTCTCCTTCGAAGCGCCAGTAGTCGATCAGAATGGCGCGCCGGTCGCGGCACCAGCCGAATACGGCGACGGCAAGGCTTTCCTTGTGCACGTCCACCGTGCAGGTCAAAAGCAGAACGGCGCCACCCGCGTATTCGCGAGCCCACTTGTTTGGGACTTCGCCGAAGCGGTAGTTGTGCCGGCGGTGGGCCGAAACGGTTTCGAACGCGAGTTTTTCGCCGCGGACTTCGAACGTCTCACCGAGGACGTTGTTGTAGAAGACCTGGAAGGCGTCGAGATCCCGAACGCGATTGTTGACCACATCCCAGGCCTCGATCCACTTGAGAACGCAGGCTGGCCACGTCTGCATGCCGACAGGCGAATACAGTGCGCTGATGTGGTAGCTGCGATGGTCGGGGCTGCTTGGCGTCGCGGTAGGTCGCCACTCGGCGCCGTTGTCAGGCGAGAGCAGCCGAGTCTTGTCGTCGTTGGTGTGTGGGTGCGAGCACTTCTCGCAGAGGTACCGCACCGAATCCGGTATGAGGTTGCCGCGCTCGTCGGTGTCCCAAACGATTCCGGTGATTGCACCCGTGTTTGGGTCGGTGCGCCGCCACTTGAGCGTCTGCGCGTGCCCACAGGCGAGGCAGCAAACGAAGTAGTAGCGCTGGTCGCCCTGGAGAAAGCTTTTTTCAATCTTCGACTGCCCCTTGATGGTGGGCGTCGAGCCGTTCAGAATTTTGCGGCTACCCTCGAAGGCTGCGGTGCGGTCGCGCACCAACTTCAGCGGATCGCCGTCTTTGCCGACGACGTCCGGCCAGCCGTCGATCTCGTCGTTCAGCAAATACTGAATCGAAAGCGACCGGAGCTTATTCGCGTTCTGTGCACCAAACGGAACCAGGAATCCGCCGCCCGCCCATTCGATCTTCCGGTCCGTCTTGCCGGTCTTGCGTGTGTTCTTTTCGTCCGCGGATGTGATCAGGTGCTCGAGCTCCGAATGCTGGAGCATTGGCGTGATGTACGACTCCATGCGGAGCTTCGCGAGCTCGGCATCGGCCGTCACCATCATCACCGGCGCGGTACGGACGAAGTCGATCAGGTACCCGATGACGTTCTCCAGCACACCGACGGTGAAGGCGAGCTGAACTCCCTTCATCACCGTCACCTCGCGCACAGGCGAGTCGAGGCCGAGGCAATCGAGTGGCTCCCGCATGTACGGAGCCACGTCGAACCGGTAGAATCCCGGCATCGGCGTGACTTGCGGCGGGAGGTATCTCTTACTTTCGGCCCACTCCGACGGGCTTAACGGCACCATCTCCACGGTCAGCGCCATCACCGCGGCCGATAGACTGTTCCGGTCGTCCTGCGTGACCTCGAGCTGCGTCCGCATTCTTGATTGCCTTGTCGACGCCGGATCGGACGTTCTGCAGCTGTTTGCCGATGAGCTTACGCGTCAGGCGCTCGGCCTCTTCGAGTGGTCGGCCCGTGCGGGCCAGTGCGTAGAGCTCCCGGCACAGGGTTTTCGGCATGTCGCCGAGCAGCCTGAGGTTGCCGCCGTTGATGAGCCCGAGAATGTGGGTGCGAACGAAGTCGCGCGGATACACCGCGCCGCGCTCCCGGGCGTTGTCGAGGCGCTTGCCGTCGATGACCTCGATGTCTTTGAGGCCGAGTAGCCAATCACGGAAGCCGCGCTCAGTCCCGAAGCGCGCGACCAGCGGGCGGATGGCCTCGGCTAGTTGCTCGAGATCCTCGGGGCTACCCGCGCCCGGTGGCTGAGGCGGTAGCGGGGCCGTTTCGCGTCGCGCCTTGGTCGGTTTGACGGGTCGATCTTGAGCAGGCGCGGTCTCGGCCGTCGGAGCGGGAGCGCGCCGCGCCTGCGGTTTCGGTGGCTTGGTCGACGCGTGGTCGGTTATCGGCGCAGGGATGCCCTTGGCCGCGAGCGCCGCCGCGATGAGCGGGTGGTCGAGATTCACTCGGTCGCCGCGGCAGGCGGCAGCCCAGGAGCCCTGGCACCGCTTCGTGATGGCTGCGCGCGAGACGCTGAGCAGTCGAGCGAGATCGGCGCGAGAGACGTAGCGGGGCATTACAGTGGGGCTATCTGTTCGCCCCCGGAGCTTCGGTTAACGCCGCCGGTTAACGTCCGACCGGGGTTAACACCGGTTTCTTATTCACTTTTTGCGCAAAGGGGGCGGTGGCGAATCTAAACGGCACGTTACCCCACCCCCGGCCACAGGACCCGCTGTTTTTGGCTGGTTTTTGCTATGTTCTCACATAGCGTTTTTGCCGTTAAAACAGCACATTAGGCCCACTGTTCGCTGCTACTCAGAGCGTGAACGGTATCCCGTTGCGCGTCAGCTGCTGCACCAGTGCGTCCATGTGGACGCGCTCGCTCTGCGTGAGCACGTGGGCTAGCGTGCGCTCTAGCTGGTGAGCACCAGGCACCTGCACCGAGCCGCGACTCACGTCCCACAGCAGACGCGTGGTGGGCTGCCTCTTGCTACCACCGAGCAGAAACAGCCCCTTGCCCCCACTGGGTCGCTCGAGCAGGGCGAACTTGAGGCCTGCCCTCCTGGCCACCGCGATGGCAATGGCGTTACGCTGCTTCCTGCTGCCTACAAGCGCAGGGTGCTGAGCGTTGATTGCGCCGAGGTAGAAGCGCGCTCTCACCAGCTTGGTGCGTCGGCTTCCAGCTGGCAGACCTGCCGCTGTCGGCGCCGGGATGGCCTTGTGCGCGCCCTTGCCGCGGACCGTGCCACCCTCTTCCTGCGTACCCATGTAGGGCGCCGTAGAGCCGACGACCGACTGCATGTTGGCGACGCTGAGGCCGCCTGCCTTGACGACCTGGATCGACCGCTGCGTGAACGTGTTGCGGTTCACGAAATCGCGCTGGATGAAGCCCACCCACGCTTTGCGAGCCTCGAATGCCTGCGTGTTCAGCGCGTTCCGGACGGCGTAGGGCACGGCTTGCGAGCGCATCCGCTTGAGCGCCGCTACCATCTCTTTCGCGCCGTGGAATTCTACGGTGACCATGGCTTGGGTTCGCTGGCTGGCTACCGTCCCCAGGATCTCATCCGCTGGGCCTCGACGAACTCGATCCTCACCTCGACGGCTATATCGGAGAGGCGTCTTGGCGGTCTGGTGCGCCGCCCGTGTGACGCCGGGGTTCGGAATATCGACAGGATCGCTTTGGCGGCGTCTGCGTCGGAGGCTTGGCGCTTCGGGTCGAACTGCATGCTGGTTTGCCAGCGCGATCGAGTCCGGTTGGGTCTGCGCGCGGGTTCTGATTGTCGTGCTAGGGGCGGTCGGATTTGGGTGGATTTGGTCGCGGCCGTGGCAGTTCGCCACGTGACGCATGTGCCCGGGACAACCGGTTTATATCGCGGGTATTGCGCTCGACTTCCAAAGCCAATTTCTCGTCCCGTTGCCAAAGCTCCTCCAGCCTCGGATCGACCGCCTCGGCAAGCTTGGCCTCGATCGCCTCTTCGACCCGGCGATCCGTGTCGGCGTGATATTCGGCTAGGACGCCCGAAAGCTGGTCAACGCGCGACCGGCGGAGCTCAGGCAGGTGACGGTGTAGGGCGCTGAGGGTGACTCGCATTTGAGGGTCCGGGCCGCCGCTGATACGGGTCGCGATCTGTTTGCCGCTCTGGAGCTCGCGGGCGAGGACGGCGCGCTTGAGTCGTCGGCCCGCCGCTTCGGTGCCGCCATCCGCCCAGCCGAGCTTCGTGGTGGCTTCGCGCCAGGTCAGCAACTCTTGGCTCATGACCTTGGCTCCTGCGGCGGATCAATCTCGAGCGAAGTCCCAACGAGGCGCGCGACCCAACCCCTAAGTCCTGTTCGTTGAACGAGCATGCTAACGACTATCGGCAGCGTGATCGCGTTCGGGTTGTTCGACGGTTCGCTGACAACGGGACAACCAAGCAAATCGCGTCGCAGCGCGTCCACCTCAGCAAGCCGCGCGACGGACCACGCCGTAAACTCGGCGATAGAATAGCCTCGCGGCGCGGTGCGCTTGCGCGCTCTCCACAGACCGTCATCCGTTTCGTATAATTGCTGTGCTCGCGCCCGCGCCGCCTCTTTCGAGAGCGGTCCCGCGGCGCATGAACCGTCGTGGCGCAACACGAACCAATTGTCGCTCACGCCCTCACCGCCTCGTTCCACGCCCGACAAGCCGCGTCCCACTCCTGATTAGCCTCTGCGTCGACGCGCCCAAGCGCCAGCCGGCGCTCTTCGGTCGGGCTCTCACGCTGCGCCGCGCGCTCGTTCTCGAATAGCGCCTGCGCCGGCAGGGCACGCGGATTCGGCAGCCGCTTGAACAGCGCGCGGCCAGATTGTGTGAATTCCCACAGCGCGTCGACGCTGCCACCGCCCTCCGAGTAGTAGACCTCGATCAGCACCCGAGCGAGCAGCGAAGCGGCCGCTACCCGCTCCAGCAGTCGGGAGATCTTGCCGTACCGAACCAGCCCGACCACGTCGACGCTCACGCTCGGTGCCGTTCCGTCCCCATCGACACTGCTGCCGGTTGGGCGAACCGTGATCGGCGTGCGGCTGCGCGTCTTGCGCGGCACATTCCCGTCGCCCTTGCAGTTCGGGCATTGACGACACAACTCCTCGGGAATCCGCGGAAACAGCTCGCGCATCCGCTCGAGAGTCACAACTTTCGCACTCGCATCGACGGGCGCGCCCCATTCGTCGCTCGGGCCTGAGATCAGCGCCAGCAGCTCGGCCGACGTCTGAGAAATGATGGCTCGCCCCTGACGCGCTGCCTCCTCGCGCAGGAACTGTCGGTAGGCCTGCGCATAGGTGCGTTTCGCCAGCAAGCCGGCGGGCACGAAGCCTGTGCCATCGCGGCCTTCACCGCGCGACGTACCACCGCACTTCGTACATGGGCGAACGCCGAAGCTGAAGACGGCAAGGCGCTCGAGTTGTCCGGAGAAACCCGCTTCTGGCACGCCAACGAGCGGCGGGTTGGTGAAACGCCATCGGAGATCGATCGCGTCCTTTGCGCTGATGCGCGACGACGACGCGAAGAGCAGGCTCGACCTGGGCGCTGGCGTCGCGGTGTAGACTTTGAGAATCGGCGCTGTCGATACCTGCTCGGCCGCGCTTGTTTGTCTTTGCATTTTGCGCTACATCCTGTTCTGTCCGGAACAGTTCGAGCGCGACCATTACCCCTCAGGTTTGGCGACCTGAGGGGTTTTTCAATTTACTGCGCTGAAGGCCCACCTTCCGGATCCGGCGTCACGCCGCGCTCTTTACACAGCCACAGGTACGCCTGCTCGACGCATGCAGCTGCGTCGGGACCAATGAAGAACAGGAAACCTACCGATGTGTCTGGATACAGCTGCACGATGCAAATCTGGTCCCTAGCGATGAGCTCCGCCTTCTGCCCGGCGCTCAGGTCGGAAAAGGTTTCCGGGCTCTCCTCGATCTCGTCAGCCGCGCTCTTGCAGTACCCGCGGTGCCGATTGCATTCGACCGACACCTCATAGGAATTGACTTGGAGCCATTGAAGTTGATTCACTAGTAGTTCGGCTTTCTTTCAATTGGAGCTGCCGGAGGCTTCTCTTCATCGAAGCGGAGCATGCGACCTTCTGCGCCCATCTCAGCAACGCCCGCTTCGAGCGCAGCAATGCTGAAGCGACCACCTCCGGACTTCGTCGGCTCCGATGACTTCACTGCCTCGAGAATCGCGGTCAGGCGGTAGCCGAACACTGGCGCGTGGACGCCGCAAGCGTGGCACTCGGCATCGCCATAGTACTTACTGAGCTGCTCGATACTTTTCGGCGCGCAACCTGCGCAGAGCTTGATGATGGTCATTCGCATTCCTTCTGACTGATGCTGCCCAGCCGTTCCTCGACGCGCTGCTCCCACTCCCGTCGCCGTCGCCCCTCTTCGCTGAGATACACGAGCACCCCAATCGCCGCCGCCTCGCTCCTAACCTGCTCCTTGATTCGTTCGAACTTGGGCGAGGCCTGGAAGGCGGCCAGTAGCTCGTCAGCACCCAAGAGCAGGCCGGCTTTTTCGAAGTGTGCGCACGCGGTATTGATGGCCTTGCGCATCAGCATTTGGCGAGCCTGTTCGGTGAAGTGCGCGATTTCGTCGGCGACGGTCATGCTCTCCCTGCTTTCTTCAGATCGCTCAGCGCCCGCGCAAACTCGCGGAGGGCGGGTAGCATCGTGCGGTTCGGATGCACGTACCCGTCGGGCCACAAGACACGCTGCGCCAGCAGCTTCGCGTCGATCGACAACTCGCCCTTGAAAGCCTTGTTTGCCCACGGCACGATCCGGGCAACCTCCCGATCTTCCTCGCGCCGCTTGCGTCGCTCCCGATCGCGCTCAGCGTCCTCCGTCCCCCAGTAGGACGTCTCGAGTCGCATGTACTGCTGAAACAGCACCTCGGCGAGATCGCGGTCTGGCTCGCAGCGGAGCTTGTCGAGGCCCTCCTGTTCGTCGATTCGCAGCGTTGCGTCGTACGGATATTCGGCGGCGCTCTTCGGGCGCACGATGCCAGCACGGGCCAGATCGGCCTCGGTCGGTTGCATCAGTGCGTCGAAGTCGTCGGCCATGATCAGCCTGCAACCTCGAAGCAATCGACGACCGTCGCGCGCTGCCCACCGACCTCGCGCATCCGGCGAACAACCGCGGCCCCGTAGTGAGCGGTGAGCTCCGCTCGATTCTTCCCCGTCGTGATAATGGTCGGGTACTGGCGCTCGTAGCGCGCGTTCAGCACCGAACACACGTCAGCCGGATCGCGGTCCCATCCGGCGTCATCGAGCACGAGTAGCCGCGCGTTGCAGGCCTGGACGAGTTCGGGCGGATCACCATGGCCGAGCGAATGGTTCTTGCGCGCGATCGAGAGCTCTTCGGCGCCAAACCATCGCATCCACTTCGCGAGATCCCAAGCCTCGCCGCCGTGCTTCACGGCCTCGCTCAGCAGCCGCCGAAACAGGAACGCGGCCGCGGTGGTCTTGCCCTCGCGCGTGGCTCCGCACATGAGCACGTTGCCGTCACCCCAGTGCCAGCTCTTGGCGACGGCGAGCGCGGCCTTCGACCGGATCCGCGCTTCGAGCTCGGCAGCCGTCCCGGTGCGCAGGAAAGGCGGTAGGCGATCGCGGACCTCACGCGCTTCCGCGTGGCGCTCACGCGCGGCCTCGGCGGCGTCGTAACCCTCGTCTGCGCCGACGATGCCTTCGAGGGCTGGAGAGCCCAGCAGGGCGGCTAGCGACTTCATTCCTGGCCCTCCCAACCGGTTTTGCCGTGGTCTGGTTGCGGCGGCCCACCGCGGCGCCTGCTGCCCGCAGCGATGGCGCGCGGGGGCGCGAGCAGGCGGCGCAGCACGGCCGGCGTGAAGCTCGCTGGGCCGCCACCAGTGAGGCCCTTGAAGTAGTCATCGGTCTCCGCAGCCTTGCCCGCGGCGAGCAGCTGCTCGAGCGTCTTGCCGGACGCGAACGCCTCGACGATCGTCAGGATGTCGCGGTCGATCCGTTGGGTGATCGACGGCGGCTCGGTGATGCCAAAGGGGCGACACCAGGCATGCCACACGGCCAGGAACTCGGGCCAGCGAACGCCGCCCTCGAGCGCGAACGCGCCTGGATTCTTCTGCGCGAGCTCGTACTTTCGTGTCAGGTCCGTGACCGCGATGAGCGGTAGCGTGGCCTCGTTGAGCTTGGGCATCACGCCGGAATCCGCTGCCGCGGCCGTCTCTGAACTGGGCCTTTCGCGCGGAAAACCTGTCAGATCTTCAGAGAGATCTTCAGCAGCAGAGGATCTTGATCTTGTATCTTGATCCTGATCTTGGATGCAGGATGGCGTCCCGAACGGCGTCGCCGACGCCACACCGGACGGTGTAGCGGATGCCGTCCGCGACGGTCTACGTAACGGCGTGTCAGACGCCGATATGGACGGCACGGGAGACGGCGTCCCGGACGGCGTCGCAGATGGCGTACTCTGTTTCTGGTCCTGGCACGCCGCGTCGAATGCCTTGACCCACAGCGGACCCTTGGTCTCGCAGTACGCGCGCAGTGCCGCAATGGCCTTTTGCTTGAGCGGACACTCGGGGAGTTCGCGCATGGGCGTGCGCCAGCCCAGAATCGCGTTCGTGCTGTTGGGCTCATTGTGCACGATGGCGTTTGGCACCCAAACGAGACCGGCGCGCCAATCCGCCTCGGCCATTTCTTGATCGGTGATCTCTTTCCAGCACTTGCGAAAAGCAGCAAGTGGCCAGCCTAAATGGTCGGCGAGGCCACCTTCACGCGCTGCGAAAAGGCCAGGGATGACGCCGAGCTCGGGACCACTCAGTGCACGCGTCCAAAGCGTTTGCCCGTTGGGTTTGGCTTTTGAAAGATTCTGGAACTTTTCGTCGTTCCACATGCGCCTCGTGATGCGGGAGTAGCGACCCTCTTCTGGCGTACGACCGCTCATGTTCCAACCGCCCGCATCGCACTCAAGCTCTCCAACGCGGTCTCGATCTGAATCTCCGATCGCGTCGTGAACTCGCACCGCTCGACGAGCTGCAAAGCCCAAAACTCCCGGTTGTCGATGGCTCGCTGGAACCGATTCACCGACGAAATCATCGTGGTGTGGTCCTTCCTGTTCAGGGCGCGCGCGAGCTGCGTGTAGCTCAGGCGCCAGCGGTCGCGCAGTGCCCAGGCCACGAACTTACGGGCCTCGCAGACTTGGCGACAACCCTTGTCCATGGCCAGCAGCTCGTCGACGCCCACGCCGAGCGCGGTGCAGCACTGGGCCACGAAGGCGCGATACAGCGACTCCGTGCGCACCTCCGTCTTCAGCGTCCTGGGTCTGACCTCGAATTCCAGTGGGTCCGGTTCGCGCATTTCTTCCAGATTCACTCCACAGCTCCTTTCAAACCCGAAACCAACTCCGCATCACGACCAACGCCACCCGTCGCCCCACACGCCGGCATCAACTCCACCACCATCTCGATCTGCCTCTTGGCAAACGCGAGCGCCATCTCAGCGGCGAGCGCGCGGCGCTTCCAGCGGAGGGCGTCGTCGCAGTTGCAGGGGGATGAGGTGCTCATGCGGCGCCTCCGAAGAGTGAGCGCTGCGCGTCAATGGGCTGGCAGTGCGGAGAAAACCAGATCCGCTCCTTGTGCCGATTATTGTTCTCGGCGGACCGATTCGCGTGGCCGCCCTGCGCCTTCCATGCGTGCTCGGTCCACGTCGACGGCATCGCGTGCTCGCCCTCGTAGCCGCAGATTGCGATCCTGAAATGCGGATCGTCGCCATGCTCGAGAGCCCATTTCCGTGCCCGTTCGCTCCCGCGGGAACCGTCGACCAGGTAGCAGTCCTCGTGCTTGTCGTAAACGGGATCGAGGAACACGCCGCAGGGACTCATGCCCATGTTCTTGAGGCTGTTGCTCTCGCCCGTGACCGATCCGGCAAGCACGCGCTCGAAATCACCGCAGGCGACACGCACGCGCCGCAGCCGCGCTTGCAGTGCTCGGAACCAATCTACGAGCGCCTCACGCTCTGGGCGGTGAATTCCGCGGCCTGAGTGCCCGAGCGCAGGCATCGCGCCAGCCGCATGCATGCCATTGCCCGTCACCCAACCGCACAGGCGAGGCGAGGCGTTGCGGCCCTTCGCCTCCATCCAATTGCCGCCGATCGCAGTACACACGCCCCACACCCAAACGCCCGCGCGCTGGACGTCGAAGTAGTCCTGGTCGCCATGCATGCGCTCGCGGTGCTCGGGGAGGGTGACTCGTATCCGCTCCGAGCGCGCGTGAAGATCGGCTTCGTTCACCGGCCAGTCAGCGGCTTCGGCGAGCGCCTCCGGGCTGGCCACCATCGCCCGCCAGAAATTCGCAATATCGCAATCGAGATCGTTCACTGTTTCGATCTTGCCCGCGCCGCTCGGACGCCCAAGCAGCACTGCAAGTGTCGCGCAGAACGGCTCGACATAGTTCGGTGGATTGCCGAATGCGCGCCAGACGACGTCCGCGACGCGACGCTTGCCACCGAACCAAATGAAGGGCGCGCGGAGTTCGCTCACATCCACCCGCCTCTCTCACACGGCCACAACCGACCCGCCCGCCAATACCCGCGCAAGGCAAGCGCGACACCTGCCGCGACGACGACGCAGCCCTGGAGGCAGTTGATCGGCAGCGAGTCGATCGATGGGTCGAGCGCCCAGTCGAGGAGGTGGAGAGTGAGGGATCTCACGCTTGCTTCTCCCACTCTCTGATGGGTTTAGCGTCCAACAATTCGCGCGCCTCGCTCGTCGATAGCAGCCGATTACGGTTCTCGAATAGTCGGTCGTAGTCACGTTGGCTTAGGTCGTCCGGAATGACGATCACCATCGCATCGCCGCCTGGATTGAGATTCAGACGCCATGCCCGCTTGCACGCTTCAGCGGGGTCGAGCGCGCCGTCGAGTATGACGATGCCAACGCACGTCGCCTTGACGAAGGAGCAATAGGTCAGCGGGGCTCGCGCGCTCAAGACGCAATCCTTTCCGCCCGAACAACAGCGAGGAATTCAACCGGCGTCAGATGGTGATCGTACTCACGACTATTCACCGCGTCGTACAACTCGACCACCTGCTCACTGTCGAGCTCTCTCTCGTCGATGGCCGCCGCCCGAATCGTCCTCCAAAGACCAAGGTAGTATCGCGACTCCGCGACATTCACGCCGCCCGCTGCGGCGACTTCGAGCATCTGGGCGAAGCGCTCGATGTGCAGGTCCGCCAGCGTCGTGATCGTGTGCGAGGAGAGCACGATGCCGCAGGGGAGGATGGCGTCGGTCATGGCTGCTCCCTCCACTGCGCGTAGCAGTCGGCGCAGAGCCACGCCGAACCGCCCGGGATGCCGGTGTCCTCGCGGAGCTCGCAGGGCTTCTCGCTATCGTCGCCGCCGAGGACACAGGAATCGCAACAGCGCGTCACGAGATCGGGCGCTGCGTCCTGAAGTGGCTCACCGAAGACGTCGAAAAGCTCGTTCATACTCACGAGGATCTTCGCCTCGGAGAACATAAGGTCCGGCTCGTCGTTGCCGAACATGCAGACATAGCCGGCTTTACCTTGGCCCATCGCGTAGCCGAATTCCCAGGACGCTGAGCGTCCGCACGGCATCACGTAGACGATGGCGTCACACCAACGAAGTGCGCCAATGTCGTTCGCGTAACCGGCCTCTGCGATGGGGTGTCGCAAGCACTCTCGATACTCGACCGGATCGACCTTGCCGCCGAGCACATAGCTAGGCATGACCTGTTGCCAACCGAAACCGGTATCGCCTTCCTTCGGATTTCGAAAGTCGTATACTTCGTGCCCGCAGCGCCGAAGCGCGTGGACGATTGCGGGCTGAAGTGGATTGCGCCAGCTGGATGCTATGTATATTTTCACCGCTTCCCCCTCACGCACTCGACCCCGAGCACGGTCCTGACCATCACGCCGCCGCGGTCGATGCAGTCGCTCCGCTCGCCGAGCAGCTCAGCACCGATGAGCAGGGCGGCGAAGATGACGCCGAAGACTAGGAGGGTTTCGAGCTTCACGCGGCCGCCTTTCTGGCGCGGGGCTTCTTCACCACTTCGGGCGCCGGCAGTGCGATGCACGGCGCGCCGAGCTCGCTCAGTCCCCAGTTGGCCACCACGAAGGCGTCGCGCTCGTCACCGTTATCGAACGGCTGAATAGCGCACTCGGCCGTCATGCAGTCGAGCGCGGCAGCTACG